GATTTAAAAAAGTCTATAGATAAAGCAGGACAAAAAATAGCAGACATAGATCTTAAAAAATTTAAACAAATACCAGATCAAAAAAAATATGGTGAACTCAGAGGCGCTTATATAAGAAAAGAAATTTATGATGATCTTATTGGATCAACTCAAGCCGCTACAGATATCGTAGATCATTTGAGTAGAAAGGGAAGAGACCTCACAAAGATATGGAAAACTTTAAAAGTTCCTCTAAACCCACCTTCTGTTGTAAGAAATTTTTTTTCTAATTTAGTCCTTTTAAATTTATCTGGCGTTTCTTATACAAGGATGCCTTTAAGAATGTTCCAAGCGTTAAAAGAAATTGTTACTGATGGCAAGTATTACAAAATAGCAAAAGAAAAAGGCATAGCTTCTACTACTTTTAGCAAGCAAGAAATGGTGCAAATAAACAGAATGTATAAAATTGTCAAAGCACAAAAAACAAAAAATTGGCTAGACCAAGCTGATAGATTAGGAACAGGTATTTTAAATTTTGCAGGGGATAGCTATGGTTTTATTGAAACTTTTGGTAAGTTAATAAAAATTATTGATGATATGGAAGCAGGCAAAAATGCTGAAACAGCAGTTTATAATGCACAAAAAACTTTGTTTGATTATTCGCTAGTTCCACCAAGATTAAAACAGTTAAGACAAAGCCCTTTTGGTGTTCCTTTTGCGACATTCCAATATAAAGTTTTACCATTTTTAACAGAAACATTTATAAGGCATCCCGAAAGATTTGTTAAATACATGGCTGTTCCATATATTGCAGCGCAAGTATGGAAAAAACAAAACGAAGGTATGACGCAAGAGGACTTGGATACTTTAAAAGAAACTTTGCCAACATATCTTAGAGATGGTGGTAGTGCGTTAGTTTTGCCTTACAAGGATGATGAAGGAAGGTGGCAATTTTATGATTACTCTTACACTATGCCATGGGGTTTTTATACAGGCATTGGAAATAAAATAGCATCTGGTGAGTTTGCAGAGGCTACTGACGATATCGTTGGTTTGTGGGGTGGGCCAGGTTTAAATATAGCTACAGCAATAACAACAAACAAAGATCCTTTTACGAACAGAGATATAGTTGATACAGCAGGTACACCTGTAGATCAAGCTGCTGATATTTTAAATTATGCTGGAAGATTGTTAGCTCCAACATGGCTTACTGATCAGGGTTTTGCTGGTAAAATGTATGAGGCTGTAACTAAAAAACCAAATTATTATGGAGATCCAACTATAACCAAATCACAGGCTTGGTATAGATTAGTAGGACAAAACGTATATCCAGTTGATCCAGAGCAATCAAGAAATACAAATCTTTATTTTAAAAATAGAGATATAGAAGATGTGAAAAAATATTACAGAAAAAGAATAATAGAAGCTGAATTAAGAGGAGATGTAGATGAGGTTCAAAGATTAGAACAAGAAGCCTTAATAAGAATAAACACTCTTGCAGATTCGTTTGCTGAATATGAGGCTAAATCAAGAATACCAGAAAGGTTAAAAAGGAAACCACCAGAATAAACTAACATGAGCAGGCCTACTGATAAAGTTGGCAAAGCAGGTGAATATCTGACAGCTTCTATACTGTCAATAGTTTGCGAAGATGTAGTCCTTACCACCCCACCATCAACAACAGATATCATATTTCAATACCAAGACAGGTTATATAAATGCCAAGTCAAAGCTAAATCTAAAATAGAACCTACAAAAGCTAATTGGAGATTTGATTTACGCAGAAGTGGTAATACTAAAAAAAGACAATATGAAGATAATGCTGTAGATGTTTTTGCTTTGGTTTCTTTGCCTTATAGAAATGTAGTATTTATTCCCAAGTTACCACAAAACCAAATCACATTGGTTGATGAACACATAAAGAACAACGATGCAGTTAAGAATCTGCTAGATGTGTTAAATAATTTATAAGTTATCTATATCAAAAGTTATCTCTTGTTTCTTATAATGTTTAGCAGAGTTAATTCCTACCTTAAGAAAATACTCTGCTAACTGTTGCGGATCTTTGTCACAATCATGCGCAAACTTTAATAAGTTACTAACGAGATACCTGTTTACATAAATAGGCTTATTATTATTTCTTTCTTTTTGAATAACATCATCAAATTCAGAAAGTTTCATATTCATCTCCTTAACAAAGTATCAGAGTTCTTCTCGATACCTTATTAGTTCATTTAGATACCATTGGCATTTTTTTAAATCTTGAATGTTCTCTTCTTTATCCTTGTGTCTATATAAGTATTTCCAAATGTTACCTTCAAGATATGCCTCATATCCTTTTGAGCCTAATCTATCTCTAATAAGGTCTATACATTCAACAATCCCTTGATAGTGTTTAGGCTTGTTTACCATATCTGGTTTTATGTTACTTACTTTATCCCATTCATCTGGTTTCATATCATCTATACTCATTTTTTTACTCCTTTTTTTAAATATATACTTGTTAATATGTAACTTTAGGTATATTATCACATAAATATTAATAAAAAGGGAGAAAAATGAATACCGAAGATACAATATTTATTGATACCAAACAACTAGCAGAACGCTGGCGCATGGATGCCCGATCAATTCACAACTTAAGATTAAAAAACAAAGGGCCTTCTTATATACAACCAAGTGGGCCTAATGGAAAAGTTTTGTATGACTTAAACGAAATCAAAAAGTGGGAAGAAAGATCAAGGGTATCAAATGAAGCACGCACTACTTAGCCCGTCATCAGCAGATAAGTGGACTAAATGTCCAGCTATGCCGACACTTGCAGCCAAGGTTGACTATCAAGTTGGTTTACCAGCAGCAGTTGGTACTTTGATTCACAGTATGACAGAACAACTCTTAAAGGGATTCTTAGTCGATGTGACACTTGAGGATTACTGGTTAGGCAAGACAGAACTCGTTGAAGAGTTTGAGATAGTAGTAGATCAAGACATGATTGATTGTGCAAAAATCTATGTAGATTATGTGCAAGACAGAGCAAAAAGATTAAATGGCAAATTATTAGTAGAGCAGAAAGTTAGATTACAAGAGATATCAGAAGATTTATATGGTTATGCAGATGCACTAATCATTACACCACATAAGATGTGCGTAATTGATTTAAAAACAGGTAAATATCCTGTAAGTCCAGAGCATAACAAACAAGCCATGATCTATGCGATAGGTGCATTATCAAGATATGGTAACGAAGATACAGAAGTTGAGATTACTATTGTCCAACCACGCGCAACTTGGGGTGGTGGACCAATTAAAACTTGGACAACAAGTGCTGAGTTTTTGGTTAATTGGGCATACGATTTTCTAAAGCCAAGCGTTGATGCTTGTCTTGAAGAAAACCCTGTATATGTATATGGGGATCATTGTCGTTGGTGTAACGCAAGAAGCATCTGCGATTTATATAAACAATATAATAAAGGAGAAGATAATGACGGAAAGTAAAGAGCCGATTACTTTTAGCTTTGAAGAGGGTGGTACAGAATATAATCTTGACGATCTCAATGATGAGCAAAGGTTACTTTATAACAAGTTAGCTATGGTAGAACGACAAAAGAATGATTTTGTTGCCAATGCTAATTTTGAAGTAGAAAAGTTAGACATTCTACGGGTTGAGTATTCACGAAGATTGCAAGAAGCAGTTGAGAGTGAGTCAAAAGTAGAGGTGGCTAAATGAGTCTAGCTGATATACGAAAGAAAACTAAGCAGAAACCACCACGAATAATCGTGCATGGAGAAGCTGCTGTTGGTAAAACGTACTTGGCTTCACAAACTAAAAACCCAATCATGTTAGATGTTGAAGATGGTCTTGGTAAGATTGAGATGGATCATATCCCATGTAAAACTTACTCAGATGTCATGGCTAATTTAGATGAGCTAGCAACTGAAGAACATGAATATAAAACAGTTTGTGTGGATTCATTAGATTGGTTTGAACGATTGCTTTGGGAAAAAGTTTGTGCTGATAATAATTGGCAATCAATCGATCAACCAAGCTACGGAAAAGGCTATGCAGAAACCCTTAGATATTGGGGTAGCTATGTAGAAAAACTTAATAGACTAAGAGATAAAGGCATGATGATATTTCAGATTTGCCATAGTGAGGTTAGAAAAGTGGAAGATCCACGTATCGAAGCTTACGATAGATACTCTCTTAAACTTCATAAAAAAGCTGCGGCATTGTTATTAGAACATTCTGATGCGTGCTTTTTTGCGGCTAAGAAGTTAGGAACTATTAAGGTGCAAGGTAAAAGTGGTATGACTACTAAGACTGTATCTGGCGATAGAATTATCTATACCAACAATGATCCAGCTTATCTTGCAAAGAACAGGTATAACTTACCAGATGAATTACCAATGGATTGGCAAGCAATCCGTGAGGCGATGATAGGGTGAGTTTAATATCTGATATAGATGTGGTACAGCGAGACTTAGATAGAATCATAGAAAGACTTAATGCGCTTATGCAAAAGGTTGATTTCGAAAATGGATCTTATCCAAATGAGACTTACGACAGGCTTGCTGATTTAAAAAGG